TCGTTACAATTCAACTACTGATTTATTCGTTGACATGGTTTCAAAAGTGCAAACAACTGCACCAGTTGGTGTAGCAGCAAATAACACTATTTGGTTTGATGCAGCAGTAAACGAATTGGCTATTTTTGAAGTAGCAGTAGATGGTGGTGTACAGAAATGGAAGAAAGCAACTAATGTAACTTACACATCATCAGCACCAGTAGTTGGAGCAGATGGTGATTATTGGATTGACACTGACGCAACTGGTTATCCAGTTATCTATCGCAGTAATGGTTCAGCATGGGTTGTTAAAGACAACACAGATCAAAGCACATCTAATGGTGTAGTATTTGGTGATATCACTGATTTAGACTCAGCAGCAGGTTCTTATGTATTAGCAGCAGACGTATTAGCAGGTGGTCCTAACCCATTGTTACATGCAGAAGGAACATCAGCAGTTAACATGTGTCGTTCAAAGAACACAGTACGTAAGTATGACACAACATTGACAACTGCATGGAAATGGCGCAACTTCGCTAGTAATGCATTCTCTGGCGCTGGATCATTTGGTCGTGTGGCACAACGTAAGGTTGTATCATCGGCAATGCAAGCAGGAACAGCAGGAACAGCACTACGTGAAGAAACTATTCAGTTCCGTTTAATCGCAGCACCTGGCTATCCAGAGTTGATGGACGAAATGACAACATTAAACACTGATCGCAATCAAACAGCATTTGTTGTTGCAGACGCACCATTCCGATTGACTCCAACAGATGCAATCTCTTGGGTACAAGGAAATGGCGCATCAGAGAATGGCGAAAACGGCTTAGTAACTAAGAATACTTATGCAGCAACTTACTATCCTAGCGTATTGACTACTGATCCAGTATCAGGCGCAAGTGTAGTTGCACCAGCATCACATAGTGTTCTTTACACTTATGCATATAGTGATAATGTTAGTTACCAATGGTTTGCACCAGCGGGCTTGACTCGTGGTGTTGTTCAGAATGCATCTAACGTTGGTTATATCAACTCAGAAAATGAATTCGTATCAGTTGCATTGACACAAGGACATCGTGATTCAATGTATTTGAATAAATTGAATCCAGTTGTTAACTTCCCAACAGAAGGTATTGTTATCTTTGGTCAGAAGACATTAGCAGCATCAGCAAGTGCATTAGATAGAGTTAATGTTGCTCGTTTAGTTGCATATTTGCGTGAGCGTTTTGCAGTTATCTCTCGCCCATATTTGTTTGAGCCAAATGACGAAGCGATTCGCGATGATGTCAAGTCAACGTTTGAGGGTTTCTTGACAAACATTAAAGCTAATCGTGGTGTGTATGATTACAGCGTAGTATGTGATACTACCAATAACACAACAGCACGTATTGATCGCAATGAAATTTATGTTGATATTGCAATTGAACCTACGAAGTCTGGTGAATTTATTTATATTCCAGTTCGTATTGTCAATACTGGTGATTTAAGTTAACAAATATTAAATTTAATGTTTAAAAAAACCCACTTCGTGTGGGTTTTTTATTGCAAAATATTTATTGAAAAATAAAAACGCAAAAAGCATAAATACATTTATATATATAATAGTCTATCACTAGGATAGTCTATTTAAATTCTAAGGAGAAATCAAATGGCTGTTTTATCAAACTTCGGTATACCAGTAGGGTCAAGTACCGTACAAACACTGATGCCAAAATTACAATATCGCTTTCGTGTCACATTTACAGGATTGGGAATCGCAACAGGGCTATTAGTTACACAGAATGTAATTAGTGCAACAAGACCATCAGTTGATCATGAAGATGTCACTATTGACACATACAACTCAAAAATTCGTCTTGCAGGAAAGCACATGTGGCAAGATGTTACGGTAGTATTACGTGATGATACCAATAACCATGTTATACTTGCGATTCGTGATCAACTGGACAAGCAAGTAAATCATGCATCACAAGAAAGTGCAAGGTCTGGCATTGATTATAAATTCAGCATGAAAATTGAAACACTAGATGGTACTCAAGGTACTGGTGATAGCGCAGTTATTGATTCATGGGAACTTGATGGATGTTTTCTTCCAAACACCACATTCGGTGATTTGAATTACGCAACATCAGATGTTGTACAGGTATCAATGACTGTCCGTTATGATCAAGCTACATTGAATCCCTTTGCCAACAAAAGTAGTGCGGCAACAACAGTTTAACTAAGTTAGTTAAATATGAGTAAGATAATAAATTACGCATCACAGATTTACGGACAAGACCAGCGCGGTTCGTCTGTAAATCTGTTTGTTCCTAGAAGTAAGTTTCAGTTTCTTGTAAAGATATATCACATTGGCAGTACCAAGGCTCTTGAATTATCTAGAATATCTGAGATACAAATGCCGGCACATTCTACAAAGACCCAGACATTAAATCAATATAATAAGAAGCGTACAATTCAAACTGGAATTGATTACACCCCTATATCTATGTCCGCCTATGACACACGAGATGCAGAGATAGAAAGATTTCTAGTTGGATACAATAATCATTATTATTCAAGTCCTATGCATGATAATTATGATATTATGAAAGATGATGCTATTAGTGAAAACTTTCTTTCTGACGAAAGTGGCAAGGGTTTTAATTTAACCAATGATCGTTATTATATTACTAAGATAGAGATAATTAGAAAGTCTTCTGATGACGATACCAACATTATAGAAATTTATAATCCTATTATTACTAATATACAAGCCGACACACTGAATTATTCAGAATCAGCACCAGTGCAATATCGTATAGATTTTACATACGAGGGTTATAAAACAACCACTAATAACATAACACTACTGAAAGAACCAGTTGAATCATCTTCTCCTAGACAAGAGCCAATACAAACAGCCCAACCTATTGCCCCAGCGACAATAGCAGTTGTTCCTGGATTAAGTGCAGACGAAGAAAGAGCAGCAGATTATGCAGAAGTATACAATCAAGCATCAGCGATATATGCAAAGCATGGAAAGCTAGTTATGCCACATGGTCCTACTGTGAAATATGATGAAATCAGGCAGATTCATAAAGTTGTTGTATACAATCCATCTACTAATAGCAATCAATTTATATCGAACAAGGAAATATCAGGTCCCGCAGAAAAACTTTACAGTACACCAGATGAATTTGAAACAACTGTCAGTGACTTCAAAGCAGGTCAGTAATAATGGCAAAATTCCATCAAGGATTATACACACCAAAAAACCCAGATAAATACTTAGGTAAGGGCGCACCGCGTTATCGTTCAAGTTGGGAACTAGTTGTTTTCAGAATGTGCGATAATCACCCATCTGTATTAGGATGGGGTTCTGAAACACATCGTATCCCATACAAAAACCCACTTACTGGAAAGAATTCTAATTATGTACCAGATTTATTGATGGTATATCAAGATGCAAATGGTAAGCAACACGCAGAGATGGTAGAAATAAAACCAGCGGGACAGACACTAGGTGAAGCAAAAAGTCAATCACAAAAAGCAGCCGCAGTAGTCAATCACGCAAAATGGGAAGCAGCAAGACATTGGTGTAGATCAAAGGGTTTAGGTTTTCGCGTCATCACTGAGCATGAGATATTCAATAAGCCCAAAAAGCGAACAAAAGCGCAAAGGAAAAAGAAATGACACAGAAACTAAGCGATACATTTAATTTACCGCCTATAGAAGATATATCATTTAATTTTGATGATGACGAAAATGAGATAGTTCCGTCATCGGAAGAAGTGATAGCAGAACTCAAGAAACAAATAGCAACGCAATCAACAACTATGGATATGTCTATGAAAGTAGATGCTGCATTGCCGATGGTGGTGGGCTTAGAAGCGATAGACCGAGAGATGGATGATTATGCACAAAAGGCAATCAATGCATTTGATGATATAGTAGATTTGGCAAAGAATGTAGACGATAGAAATGCAGCAGCATTATTGGATAGTGCAAGTAAAATGTTATCAGCCGCTATAACCGCAAAGCAAACAAAGATGGATAAAAAAATAAAAATGATTGAGTTGCAGATGCGCAAAGAACGACTTAACATGGATAACCGAAAAGTTGATCATGTAATCAATAAGAACAATCCAGAAGATCCAGAATCAATTGATGGTAGATTGATCGGAAATCGCACAGATATGTTAGCAGACATATTAGCCTCAATGGATAAAGGGGAAGAAGACACTTAATTAAGTCTGGTGATTTTTACAATAAAGATAAATAGTTATAATATTAGGAGAATTAACCCATGAAGTCCTTTACAGAATACTTGACAGAATCAAAAAATACATACACTTTCCGCATTAAATTAGCAAAGGAATTATCTGGCGATGATTTATCTCGCATTGAGAATCACTTAGCAAAGTACGATGTACAGAAAGTAAGCGCACCTACTAAGTTGATGCTACAAAGCGTACCTTATGACTTTCCACAACTACGTGGATACGAGATATTTGTTATTGAATTTGAAACAAATTTACCAGCAAGCGCATATCAAATACAAACAGAAATTCAAACTCTACTAGGTATCAGCGACGGCTTTATGAAAGTTCGTTCAGATCAAGAACCACTAGAGCAAGCAGAACAAGCATTATCAGATGATGCAGAGGTTGCAAGTTTATTAGCAGATAGCACATATTCAGAAGCAGAGTCAATAAATCCAGACGATTATTTCGGTGACAAGTACAATACTTCTTTTGTTCAAGAATTGTTAAAATTGAAAAAAGATCAGGAGAAGAAAGATGCATAAGTCAATGAGAACGTTACTAGAATCAATCAATCCTATAATGAACGAAATGGAAGTAATGAATGTCATAGTAGACGGAAATGTTACATTAGATAATATTCAACGTACAAGCGACAGTGAAGAATTTACTGCGGTAGCAAATGGATTTGGTTCATCAGAAGGATCAGAAGACTATGATATTGATGTTAAAGATATTCAAGTTGATATTAAAATAGAAGCATTCGGTTCGGTA